AAAGGATTGCGTCTTGCAGCTCTTCTTTTAAATGCGTTATCCATTGACCTGTACTTAGATCACTTCTGTCCATTGTAGTTCCGTACTTAGATTTGCCTAAAAGTTCACGTCTACGCATATCTTCTATAACTGCTGCTAATATTTTACTGTCCATTTATTTGTCTGTTTTGCTATGTATTTTAAAACAAGTTTTACACTTGTATTGTATTTTCTTTACTCCGGTTGCGGTTGTTCTACGAAGTGATATAATTAGATCATCGCTTCCACATTCAGGGCAAGAGCCTCGGTCTTGTCCGAATATAACTCCGTAATGTGTTTTTGGTTCTATGTGGTTTTTAAGTGCGTTAAATACTTGCTCTAATAACACTACGTCCTTCTGGCAATACTTAATCATTTTAGCCATAGCCACTTTGTCTTTATGCAAGACAATGTCTTTCCATAAGCTATATTCTGTTTTGATCTTAGTGCCAATACCTAAATAGTCAGCTATGTAATTAAGCTTGTTGCTATTAAATCTAAACTTTTGCCTTGCTACCTTTAAAGTATCAATAGTAACATAAGAAGGGAACATTTCAATCTTATGAAACAAGCACCTGGTTCTTATCCAAGCAAGGTCGAACTTATCGCCATTGTGTCCTACTAACTCCGATGCCGTGTTTGCTACTTCGATAAAACTTTGTAGCATCTTTTTATCGTTTTGCTTTGCGTCCCATTGTAAGTGGTAAACTTCTTTTTCGTCTTCCCACTTGTAACAGATGCAAATAATAGCACGTTCTTGTATTATGCTATCCGCCGTTACATTAAGCTTATATCCGGCACTCCAGAAAAAGCCAACATTGGGCGAGGTTTCGATGTCAAAGAATAGTCGTTTGCGTTTGGTTTTGAGCATTGTTTATTTTTTGCTGAATTTATCTATTGTAGTGTAACCCATAGCAAAGAGCGTAAGATACAAGACCGCATCTACCAACTTATCGCTTGGGTTAATTTTTAAGATTATGTTTAAGAACAAAGAAATAAAAAGACAAATGCTGCCAAGCATAGCCACTACTCTTTTATGGCTTATACTGTTGCTTTCGTCTGATAATAAATTAACTAATATAGTTCTAAAGTTGCTCATATAGTTTAGCCTCAGCCTCTCTCCGCCTCACTAACCCTTTAAGCACCACATTCTTTGCTCGTGTCCACTTCATAAATTCAGCCTTAATTGTAGGGTCTTTAGGGTCAGCATTTACCTTCTTTAGTAAAGTGCTTTTCTTTAAGTTGCCAGTCCCTACATTAAAAGTAAACGAAACTAATGCAGAAAAATTGTTTTCGGTAACATTTGATTTTACAAGTATATCTGTCATTCTCGCAAAATCGTCAATAATTGTATCGAATAATTCATTCGCCCTTTCCTGAGTAATCACATCGCCTTCCTTTACTTTGCTTCCGTCCTCGTAAAAAGTATTGCCATAGCCAATAGTCCAGACATTAGCAGGACATTTGTACGCTTTTAACTTGCACCCTTCAAAGTGCTTTATTAAGTCCCTACCTGCTTTGTTTACTTCCATAATCTATTCCAGTATGCTAAAATTAATATAATCGCTATTATTAGACCTATTAGAGCCTTCCAAAAGTTATTCTGTGTAGTTACCTTATTTTTATCCGTAATCGAAATTTGAGTACTTTCTGTGCGATTTAAGGCTATTGTATCTTTTTTGATAAGGCTATTGTCGGTTTCCTTTTCTCTTGTCTCGTAAATCCACTTAGTTACGATTTTAGGAACTACTATAATACTATCCTTTGAAATACGGATTGTGTCATAGATCGTAATGCTCTTTGTAAATATCTGCTCCTTCTCTATAATCTTGGTGACGCTATCATAAAAAGTAAGACGCACGGAGTCAACCTTAGTTGTCCCCGTGCTATCATATCTCTTTTCGAACTTCTTAACTGAAGCACAAGATGTAAGTAGTAAAGCTAAAAGTATTATTCTCATTTTAGTTTCTTAGTCATTTTCCAATAGTAACGGATAGCCATACCACCAGAAACAATAGCCACCAAACTTGCCAACAATGTGAATAGTGGTTGAATACTTGTAATGCTTAATGTTGCACTAATTAACGATACGATTGTTGATTGGTCTGCTTGATTGTTAGTTGCCATTTATAATTCTATGTCTTCTTGTTTATTAAATTCAATACCTGTTGTCCAATCTTCTAAGAAAGTGAAGTCCTGAAGACCTTGTGGATTGACTACGTTAATTATTACAAAGTCAAATTCTTTATCATTTAAAGCCTCAATGTCCTTAGTTAGTTTCTTGATGCCTTCTTTTGAATACTTGTAATTTCCTTTCTCGTCTAATAATAAGCAGTCCTTATCGTCTGTCTGGGCATTGTCTAAACGCAAGATTTCAACTTCTGCTTGGTAACCTTCGTGATAGGCTTTAACCTTCTCGTAGATTTTAAAAAGCTTCTTTTGTGTCTTTGTGTCCTGGTTGCCGATAACTACATTAATGCTGCTTACTAATTGTAATAATTGTTTGTATTTCATAGGTTGTTTTTTTTGTAAAGATATAGTAAATTAATTATTCCAAGGTAGCGGCAAATTTACAATGGGTGGGTTCTTTAAATTCTCGATTTGAGTATTTAAGTTTGTCTCCAAAGCATCTACGTCATTACCTGCTACTAACCACTCGCATACTTGGTCGTAAGTTAAATCTGCGTAAGCCGTAAAGTCAGTTTCCGAAGGTGTAGCGCAACCCATAGCACCGTAAACCTCAGCATTGTAAGTTCCGTCTTCTGCTTGGTATCTCCAATGCACTACCTTAACTACGTCTGTTAAACCATCTTCGCTTGGTGCGGTGTCCATTGCCGATACTACCCATTTAAAAGTTGTCATATTATTTGTTTTTTAATTGTTCAATTTGTGTTTGTTGTTCTTGAATTGCTTTAATAAGTATGGGAACTATTTTGCTATAATCTACTCCTTGCATTTCCTTTCCGTCTTTTACTCCTGTTACTGCGTAGTTAATAACTGATTGTAACTCGTGAGCAATAACACCATAAGCACGGCTTTTGTCTGCCTTCCATTCGTAATCGTATGTCTTAATCTTATTTATTAAATCAAGACCGCTATAATCTTTATAGTCTTGCTTTAATCTGTAATCAGATGAAGTAACATATAAAGTTCCTGTTGCATCGCTATAAATTCTACCAACTATTGAATTACTTGAATTAAAAAATCTAATATTATTACCATCAACAGTTGTAGTTTTTAGGTCAAATGCAGTTTGAGTAGCACCGCTAAAAGTAATTTCCATTCTACCAGCACCAAAAGTTGAAGTAGCACCTATTAATACATTTCCCCCCGATGTTATGCGCATAGCCTCTGTGTTATTTGGTTTTAAAATAACTGGAGCAGCAGCATTATTTCCTAATGTTAAAGTTCCACTTTCACACCATAATTCCATATCATTTTGAATACTAAATACATATCCTTTATTAACTCCGCCTTGCATAAATGCTAAAATAGAACCTTGACCACCTGCATTACCACCATTAATTGCAACAACTTTTCTGTTTGATGCTGCATAACCCGGACTTGTAGTGCCTATACCAACATTGCCGCCATAAGCTTGTAAAGAAATATTCCTTGCTGCATTCGTTGTATCAAAACCTTGTATTAAAGGAATGTCAGCTGCATCATATCCTATTCCAAGTTTAACCGCAGGGTTTGCTAAAGTAAAACTTGTATTTGCTAATGAGTTCCAATCTGTAAGTGATGTAATAGTACTACCACCTTTGATGTCTAACTTATTTGCCGTTACACTACTTGAGAATGTAGCTGCATTAGTCGACTTAGATATTGTTAAAGCATCTGTTCCACTTTCGTTATAGATTATATAGTTGTTAGAACTTAAGTTTTCTCTCATTCCCACAAACCATTGACCAACACCATTTGTTAAATAACTTATGCCATTATAGTTTGTTACCGCTCCTCTATTTAAAACTAAACCCGCAACATTTGTATTAATTTGTATAGCACCTGTAAGCGTTCCACCCGTTAATGGTAGATAACCACTTAACGCACTTGTTAAAGCTAAAGTACCCGTTGCACTTGGTAGCGTGTATGTATTAGTTCCGTCTGTAATAGTGGACTCTAATCTTAACTGACCTGTAAACCTTGCCGTACCTGTTACATCAAGTTTAAAAGTATCGTTAGTATTTCCAACGCACATATTACCCGATGCTTGTACTCGCATCTTCTCGGTAGAATTTGTAGCGAATATAGTAGCACCTGTCTGCGATAAAATAATAAAATCCCCTGCAACTCCAGCCGTTACAAATTGCCCGTTTGCCGTTATTAAAGCAAACTTAGCTTGATATACTGAACCCGTTACTGCTTCGCCCATTGATACACTTGGAGCATTACCGCTTAAACGCAAATGATTGTCAGCAGTAGAATTGAAAATCTCAATAGACCTTTGTGGGTTTGTTAAGCCAATACCTAAACGATTATTAGCCGTGTCCCAAAAAAAGTTATT